TCCTACTCCCCTTAGCACGTCGACGCCAACGCCCGCCGCTCCTCTCTGCTTGAGGTAATCTCTGGCCTGCTGTTTTGCTTGGGTAGGGAGATTTGGTAGAAAAGGGGCGTAGCCGGAGAGGTAGCCAGCACCTATCGAACTGATGGTCTTGGCCGACTGTGCCAGTTCGCCGCCGACTTGGTTGATTGTCTTGACGGCTTGGTCACCCAAAATCCTGGTGGCGGTATCCCTAATCTTGGAAACGGCGGAGTTGATCAGATCGTTGACCATTACCCTAGCTTAAAGGATTGCTTTTAGGGTTATCAATCCTAGTAGGCTGGGTTGTTCCTCATATACTCGTCAATGTTGAAGGCTCGGCTTTGGGGATTGATCATCCCGATAGCTTGGGAGATATTGGATTGCTGGTTGAGGACGTTGGTTGACGGGGTGTTAAACGATATCGGCAGTCCGCTTACCTGGCTGTTCTGCAAAAGCCGATCGTAGGCGCTGGTGATCTTCTGCCCGCCTGTGGCCAACTGCTTGGCATAAGCGTCAAGGTTCATCTGTTGCTGAATCTTCATCGCCTCGATCTGCTGTTTGAACAGGTCTTGCTGTTGCTGGATTTGGAAGGCTTGGTTTCTAAGGTTTTGCAATACCGCCAACCTGGCGTTGGCCTTGTTTTCCTCGGAGGTGGTGCGGGATTGATTGATGGCTTGTATCCGTTGGTTGAAAGAGGAGAGGATGTCGTTTCTTGCCCTCTGCATTTGGGCTTCCAGTTCGGCCAAAGAGTTCTGATAGTTCTGCTCGATGTCCACCTTCTGGGCGTCAATCTGGGACATGACATTTTGAAACTCTCGGTTGGTTGTCCCCATCTGTCGCTGTTGCTCGTTGCCTAGAATGGTTTGCGCGGCTTCACCGGCAGAAGATGCCCCGCCAAATCTCTGGCGAGTTCCCATCAGAAGTTCGTTGTAAAGGCGTCGGGCTTGAGCCAAAGCGTCAGCCTTGCGCTGTTCCGCCGCCGTCGTGTTTTGTGCTACGGTGGTTTCCTGCTGGGTTCTCGATTGGCCAAGCCTGCCCTGGGCGGCCCCGAATTCCTTCTGTGCTAGATCAAGGGCGCTTTGTTTCTCCTGCCCCGCCGTCTGTTCGGCCTGGTTCAGAAATCCCTGCTGACCTTGGTATGTCCTCTCAATCTCGCTGAAAAATTGCTCGGGGTTCATTAGATCGGCGTAAGCACCATAGTCCGTGCCAGGCAATGCCGATTTCACGGCCTCGATGTTTTCCTGGGCGGAAGCGTCACGATAGGTAGTGATTTTAGTGCCGTCCGGTCTGGTGATGGTTATCTTCTCCCGTGCTGGGGGCTGGCTTCCGCTGTCTTGCCCGCCACCGCCGCCTGATCCTTGCACAGGGGTATTGCTGCTTCTCTGCGCCTCGGTGGCTTTGTTGTAATTGGCGTTGCGAATAGCGTTTAGGTTTGACTTCGCCGCCTGGGGATTGTGGCTATACCTTGCCGTATCCCATGAAGTCCCCATGACTTGCCCCTGGCGATTGTATGCTTTGGAGGTAGGCGCTCCCATACCGGTACCAGGAACCGCAAGCGGGTTAGGGGTGGGAACGGGTATGACTTTGGGGGTTTTGCTGCCACTTACCCATGGGGCAGGGGCTGAATAGGACTGTTGCTTGATTGTGTTGACTGCCATGATTTGGTTATAGGAAAACAAAAACAAGGTTTGCAACACTATCAAGGCAATAAGTCTCACAACGGTAGTCTATCACATGCGTCAAAGCTCAAACTCTCTGGCTACTACTTAGCTGACCCTCCCCTTGGGATTGGGCGGTAATCCTCACTCCCAAAAGTTCAAAGTTCGAGTTGGCGGCGTCACAGACGATCTCTACCTGTAACAAGCGGCATTGCTTGTAGAGTTGTCCCCAACGGGTGAATTCCTCGCTGGTGGTAGTAACTTCGCCATGGGAGTCACCAAAGGCCACCGTGCCATAGAGGTCTGCTCCCCAACCAGTGTTGCCCGCGATCTCCGATCCGGTAATAGTGAAGGTCTTGGCGGTGGTGGTCGTGCCGTTTCTGTCCTCCAACAGGATATTGACCGTTACCGAGCCGGTGATGTTTCTGAACATGATGTAGAAGAGGTAGATGATCTTGAGGAGTGACCAGGAGTTGAAATACTCCTTTTTCAACCTCAATGTCTTGGATATAGTCGTGCCGTCGTCGGAGTTGACCGCGGCTTCGAAAGTGTAGACCTGGTTGGAATTGGCCGATCCCAAAACCCACCGTTCCGTCCCTGTCTCGTCCACATACTTGACCATCTTGGCAATGCCAAAGGGCAGTTTCCAGATACCCAAAAAGCACCCCCTCTCGCGGTCATAGGCGATCATCTCTTTTCGGTTGGGGAAGGAGAGGATATATTTGTTGTCCACATACATTGAACAGGCGTTGCTGTAGTCCTCCTCGTTGAGGGCGTCAAGGTATGGCCTTATCCTGGCTGAAATCTCGTTAGTGCGGATGAGGTTTAGGAAGTTCGGTTCGTAACCGATGACATATATCCCTTTCCGGCCAAAGTAGAACACGTCGTTTTCAACGATCTGGATGGTGTCAGGGTTGGAGCAACCAACCAAAGCCGAAAGTTGCTGGACTTGCGGGTCAAGGACAACGTAGTTGCCGATGGTGGCGGTGTTTAGAGTCACCTGGTAGGAGGAGTAGTTTTTAAAGACAATGATCTTGTCCGACCCCATCTGAACCTCCACGCCGATGATGTCCTGGCCGGAGTCGGGGTCAATGTAGACGTAGCCGCCCCCATCAGCCCAGTTGAACGAGTCCTGATAAGGATAACGGCCGGAGATAAGCAACTTGGATGGCTCGGTAGCGTCAACCGCTACCAGTCTGTCGCCAACCTTTCGAATGAATTTACTCTTGATCCCGCCGGTGGTGTTGGCTATCGGGGGAACGATGATTTGAGACGGGGTCTCGCCGGTGTCGAAATAGGCGGTAACAGAAGCCCCCACTGCCGCCAGATAGGTTTCATCCCCTGGGAAGCCACGGTAAATCTCATAGCCGGAGATAGACGGCCCTGATGAGCCGGTCCAAGTCACCCTGACCGTGGTTTTTGACAGGTCTTGAGGTAGATTGGGCAATTCGATAGCTGTGGATGGGGCGGTATGCCCTCCTCCAGCCGATAGCCCGACGATCTTCCACGAGTAGGTATATGTGCCTGAAACGCCGGAAACGTTGGTAGCGGTTAGCCCTGACGGGGTGGTCAAAGTCGCCCGCGCCACCAAGTTGCTGCCGTTGTAGATGGCCAAGGGCGCGTTGTTCGACACAAAGTAAGTCTTGCCCCCCAACTGCTCTGCCCTGACCACCGTTCCTGACGGGTATGAGGCTCCAGCCACCAGTGTCGAACTGCTGCCGTTTTTCTTGAAGATATAGCCTTGGTCGGTTAGCGCCAGAATGTCGCTTATTGAAGCGCCGGTGGCATACAACCCAAACCCCCTGACGCTGCCAGTGGCGCCGGCGGTGAAAAACTTGACCGTCCCCCATCTGCCGGTAGGCACACCGGAGCCGATGAGCATGATATTGTCTCCCTGGGCGTATTCCTCCGGTTTCAACTCGGTTGGCCTAAGCAGGCTGTTGTAACCCTGCCTCCAAGTGTTCCAATCAGCCTCCAGCATCTTCTGGGGCTTGTAGGTTGGTGCGTTGGCGTCTAGTATGGGCATTATTCACCGATAACGTAACTCATATTGCTGGGTGTGCGGTTTGTCCCTCCTTTGGCTTGGATCATCTGCCGCCCGATCATGTTGGACAGGCGGCGCTGGGCGTCGGCTTCGGCTTGGGGGAACCTAGCGTCGCTCCTTGATTGGAGGACATAGGAAACGACCTTCGCCCTGACGTATTCGGGGTCGGGCAGCTCACAGATATCGGTTAGGGTGGCCATGCCGGACGGGTAACGCTGGAAGAGGATGGTTAGGGTGGTTTGTGTGGTTAGCCCGTTAAAAACAAGGGTAAAGCCGGATGAGGGATTGCCCTGTAGATAGCAGTAGTAATCGGAGGAGTTCTTTTCGCTTAGCTCTGACCAACGGATAGCGGGAAACTCGCGTTTCGAACCGTTACCCAAATCTTCGGTAGGGACGGCGATAAGCTCTCGGAAGTTGCTGGGAAGGGTTACCGAAGCGCAGGTATGACCGATGACATACCTATCGTTAAATTCGTCAAAACGATAGAGGGCGGCGGCATCCATCACCGCCTGATTGGCAAAGTCCGTCCTGGTGGTTAGTTCCGTGCCAGTGGGAGTGGCGTATTCCAAGTCGAGGTAGGAATTTGCGGATTTGAGGATGTCTTCAAGTGTAGCCATGCCATAAGGTTAGCGACACTTGAACGAGGTTATCAACCCTTCCTGACCATTCGTTTGCCTCTTACTTATCGATTTGACTCATTATCGTCTCGCAATCCACCCCGCTGGATGGATGACTTGATTTCGATCCCCTCTTGGCCATGCAAGACTGAAACCGTGTTGTAGGCTCCTTTAGGCAGCAGATCAGGGTGCCCTCCTACCTTCTCATTCCTAACCATGGTCAGGCTACGGTCGGCGATACTCTTCACTATTAGTTCGCTGATAATCCCCGACAGGCTGTTGCCTAAAATCAAATCCTCAATCCGGCGTTGGACCTTCTGGTAGAGAATGATGTTCAAAGCGTTCAGAATCGCATAGATATCCACGATGGCTTTCTGGACTTCCTCAACCTGCAAGCCGTATGGTATCTGCGCGTGAGGGTTGAGATAATCATCGTTGAGACAAGGCAAATCCAGGCAACGAGGGGGCATGACCCTTCCCTTTCTTGAGTGAGTTGGATTTTAAAATCCATTCTAGCCACGGAAGGGAGAGAGTCAAACGCAATTTACGTCACCTTGGCCAACCGCAGATACCAGGTAAGTCGTTACCCTTCATCGCCACCAGATACGCCTTGACATAGGGAATATTTGGCCTTGGCTCATAGGTGGTCAATACGTCCACCTGAAACCTGGCCTTGATCTCTGGCACAAACGCCGCCATGTTTGATTGGGTGTAATACCAGATCTGTAAAGAACTTTTGCCAATATTTCCTATCCCGATTGACTTTAAAGTTGCATGAGGTGCATAAGGTGACAAGATTACTTTCTTCACAGTGTGATTTGTCATAGTCGATATGGTGAACCTGTAGCCTCCTGCCTTTATAGTCGCTGTCTTTGCCACACAGTCGACATTTGTGTCTATCCCTGCAACGTATCCTCTCCTTTAGTTCCTCACTGAAGGTAACAGGGTATTCCTCGAATGATTTGCCACCTTGCCAGTTAGGATGTAACGATGGCTCAATCCCGAACATTGGATTTTTGGCTCCCAAGCGTGCCTCACGAAGCTTTCTTATCCCCTCGGTTGAGTGAAGACCTCTCTTTCCAAGATTGGCTATCTTCATCTGTCCAATCGCTTGTTCGCTGAAGGCTCCATCTTTCCATTTCCGTATCTGCCTATCCCTGGATTGGGAACGTTGGCCATCTGACTTCGCAAGATTACCAAAATAGACTAACCGACAACGATTCGAGCAAAACCTGGATTGGAACCGTCTTACACTAGTCTTATAACTCCCGCCACATATCTCACAGACCTTTTCCGTCCAATTCGCCGGATCGGGAAACCTAGTAGGAGCATGCCCTATCTTGGAGCAAGACCGTGAGCAAAACTGCTGATTATTATGTCTGTATCTTGACACAAACTGTTTTCCACACCTTTTGCATGTATTCACATATCAATTTTATCAAAGCGCAGATATCACTTCCAGCGGTTTATCCCTGGCAATATTCCTCCGCCTTTACAGGCAACCAAAAACGCCCGTATGTATGGTATCCCCTCATACTTACTGATTTCATCCAGCACATCAATCTGGAATTTACACTGGCACTCCGGCTCGATAAATGCCCTCAACGATGGCTCGGTGTAGTACCTAAAAGACCTTTTGACATATCCGGCCACATGGGTCGGATCACAAAACCCTCCCTCGCCTAATGCTGAAGGTGTTTCCGACAACAACATCCCCCCATGCTTCAACACCCTGTATATCTCGTTTATCAGCTGGATTTTGTCGGGGATATGCTCCATGAAATCTACCGCCCTGATTACCCCCACGCTGTTATCCTCAAACGGCCACTTTCCGGAGGCGTCAAACTGAAAGTCGCACCCTTGCCTGATGTCGCAACTTTTGAAACCCTCGGTTGGCCGGTGGTATGCCCCCATGTCCAAAGCCAAAAGGTTATTATCCTTTGCCCACTTTAGGGCGATCCTCTCAAGGTATATGTCATGGATACGCATGACGTTTTGCTGTATCTCTTGGTTGTATTTGAGCCAAGTGTTCTCTCCGGTGATCCGGTAGAGGTAAAGGCACTTGTCGATGTGGTGAAACTTGGTAACAAGGTAGGTTCTGGCGATCAAGTCCTGATCGTCCAAAACCCTCATGTCCTGCGGGTGGCCTCCCGCCTGCCGGTAAGCTTCCTTTCGCCACGCCCTCACATGGTTTGGGCAATACCAGATTTTGGAAACTCCGGAAGGATAAAGAGGAAAAGCGATGGCCTCGTCCAGCTTATGGCCTTGATAGTCAAAGTCCCGATACCTCCACCCATACTCTGAACCGTATTTGGCGGTGGGTTGGAAGTCGTCTTTAAAGTTGCAGGAGTTGGAGTAGACGAAACCCACCGATGGGTCTTCAAATGCCTGTCGTATGTCAGATATGGCCGTAGGTGTCAGTAGATCATCGTGGTCACATTC